CGCGGTTGCGCGTACACTGGTTCTGAACAGCCGGACACGGATGACCTGTCCAGTGACGACAACTGGGACTTCGTTATGCACGACAAGAAGCTCGGCCCCGGCGTTCGGATTATCACCGAATAATCCAGCCAACAGGAACGCCCCCTTCATGGGGGCTTCCTTCCCTTTAGGTTTTCATTGAGAGCTTAAAGCGAAGGAAGAGCCTACCAACAGGAGATCAAATATGCTCGTAGTCGATTATACCCAATCCCTCACCCCCACAACTGGTCTTACTGTCCGCTATAAGAAAGAGCGGTCTTGGACGGGTTCTGTAGTCACTCGTTGTAATGCTGTGAAGGCCACTCGCCCGGATATTATCGAGGCGTATGCGGCACACGGCATCCCAACCTATGAGGAGCTTACCAATGCCGAAACACAAGAAGAAACGCGACAAGAAGAAAGACAAGAAGAACAAGAAGTAGAGACTGAACAAGAGATTCAAGAACTCCTACAGGCAAGCCCCGAGATTCCTGACGGCTGGCGCGAACTGCCGTGGCCCCAGCTTCGGAGTCTTGCTTGCTCCCTTACGGACGAACCCGTTAAATCCAAGGAACAGGCGATTGAAGTTATTGAGAGTAACGAATAATGACCCTCGCTGCTACTTGGAAAAGGCTGCAAAGCAGAACAGGAAGACTGTTCAAGTCTGACGGTACTGTTTTCCAAGAGGCGGATTACGGGGCGTTCAAAGAGAACTACGATGTTCAGAGGGCCACAATAGGTAGATCGGCGGCTGAGGCGTCGGCTTTGTTCACGATCCCCGGTAATGGAACATACAATATTGGTTTTTATCCCCCAGAAGGTAGGGCCTTAATTATCTGGTATAGAGAAATACCCCTACCTGAAGGTACATACGAACTTGAAGTTGTCAATGCCGAGTGGGATGTTGCGACCGGGACAGAGATGACCACAGCACCCCTAGATGACGAGTGTGAATGTGTTATTGAGTCGGATATTCGACACGGGGTTACGATAACGGGGGCAGAAACTAGGCGGAGAATCACTCGTGTCGATATTGGGAACAACCAAGGTCTTAATAGGCCCCCCGCATCACAGAACTCAGATGCGGCATTTAGGCGGATAACAAAACCAACTGTTTTGAAGCTAACCAAAACCTCAGCGGATGACGCCCTGTCAAGCTGTCTTTATACCATTTGGGAAGAGGATATTTAATTATGGCTCTTATAGTAGAAGACGGTACTGGGAAAAGCGATGCGGAAAGTTATGCCTCTGTACAGTCGGCGCTAGACTATTTTGATAGGTTTGGCGGTGGTGACGAATTTATTGCCCTTGATGAACCACAACAGGAACAAGCCCTCCGTAATGCCACTCGCGTGGTTGACCAATCCGTTCGCTGGCTATCTACCAGGAAAACACAAGAACAGACCTTGGAGTTTCCCCGCGATGAATTCACTGACACTCGCGGCGTGGTGGTAAAAGATGATGAAGTGCCTACAAGGCTGGTAGAGGCTACGATTGAGCTTGCTGGACTCCACGCAGAAGAAGACTTGCGTACAGATGACCCGGCCATTATCCAAGAATCTTTTGGTAGGGCATCAGCCCGTTATGCTTCTCCGGTCAAGGGAAACCAGATCAGCAATATCATACTGAAGTCGTTGTCTATTTACGGCACAACTTCCACGGCAATCAGGACGGTGTATCGTGCGTAAGGGTCTGTATATCCACGATGTAACGGTATGGGTGCCTACGGGTGAACCGGATATTTACGGTAAGGATACCTATGACCGCGAGGTAATTAAGGCGCGATGGGAAGAGTCTCGACGTACATTCACAAACACGGATGGTAATTTAGTAACATCTAATGCAGTGGTCTATGTGAAGAAGTCATTCCCTTACGGGAGCCTTTTCAAAAAAGGTGTTGATGCTTCCGTAGAGCCGCCGCAAGATGCCTACAAGATGGAACGGTATCAGGAAATTCCTAATTTGCGCGGTACGCGAGTAGAACGAGAGATTTTACTGTAATGGCTAAGAGATTCAACCCAAAAGGTCTCAAGAAGATAGAGAAAAACCTATCTAGGGAACTGGAGGGAATGGAAGGTGTAACCATGCAGGGTGTTTGGGAGTGGTTAGAAGAGGTAGGCAAGGCGGCAGATGAGATCACACCCATTGATACACGCGCACTGATCGACTCGCAGTATATTGTGGTACAAGAAAAAGGCGGCGTGATTATTGGTGAGATTGGTTATGATGCAAACAATGAAGCGGACTACGCGGTGTTTGTACATGAAATTCCAAAGAACTACAAAACCAATAACCCCAAGGGGCAGTGGAAATTCCTACAGACCCCATTGATGCAGAAACGATCCGAACTGATAAGTAAAATTCAGGGGAAGAATAAATGAACCCGATTAGCGCAGACATAGGATCAATTCTAGCGGACGAGGGCGTAGCAACCCCCGGCGTTAATCTGTTTGCCGGACCCGAACAAGAGTCCGACCAAGTAACGGTTTCAATCACGGAGACTGGCGGGGATGCCAACCCTAAGTGGCTCAGGGACGATACCACAATTCAGACGAGAATCAGGGGCTTACGGAACGATTATCAATCGGCGCTGTCCAAAGCCCAAGAAGTGAAAGACACTCTTTTAGGTGTCTATCCGCTGGAGATCGGCGGGACTCATTATGTGAGATTCATCATTCAGTCCGATATAGCGTATGTCGGCCAAGATGAGAACCAAAGACCTCTTTTAACGATTAACTGGATCGTAACCCGCGAGTACGATTCTGGCGGAAATAGAACACCACTTTAAGGAGAGTGACTTATGGCTGCTAAAATTCTACGAGTGCGTAATGTTGGAGATACAGAGTGGCACACTCTTCCCGGCAATGACGCTTCTTTCGACACCAACCACGATGAGCTTGACGATACCCTGTTTGGACAACGGTTTAGCTCCAGCGAGACTGGTCTGACTGAGTGGAGCATGAGCAGCAATGCGCTCTATCGAGGTTTCGCCGGTTATGTTGCCACCATCCGAAAGGCCCAAGACTCCACTGCATTTAACGGAGAGGAATTGTCTCAGGTTGGTGATACACAGAAATACCGCATTGATGACGCTACCAAGTCCGTTTGGGACTGGAATGTGGACGTGGTTGTTTATGAGGACGGCGTTGAAGTCGATGATGCTGATATTGATTACATCGACTATATCCACGGTCAGGTTGTATTTGACGAGAACTTTACCGTAACTGGGTCGATTACTGCGGATGGCGCGTTCCTTACTCTTGAGAACTTCGGCAAGGCCCAGACATTTGAAATTGGTCAATCTGCTGATACAACTGATACCACAGACCTACAGACGGCTCAGGACAACGGTGGTTTTATGACCATGCGGCCCACTCTCCTGACCGCTGAAATGTCAATGGAAGCGTTCTACGATGTAGATAATGACTTTGACGATCTGTTCCTTGGTCGGGATACGTTTGTCCTTGAGATTAACCCGGATGGTAACGATGAATCATTTGCCCGAGGCATTTTCAAGGTTAATGAAGATTCACTATCTGGTGATGTGGGCGGTGACGAAGACGAGTCTGTTTCCTTCGTCCTATCAGTACCCAACAATGTAACCCGCCCGTTTGGTTGGGAACATAGTGAAAATACCACGCTATCTCAAGCTGTCCGCATTGTTCTGGATGCTTGGGAAAACCGTAACGAGTTGGAAGCCCAATATCTGCCGGACGGTAGTGTTGGTCGAGAAGGTAATGTGATTGTTGATGATGTGTCCTTGAGTGGCGGGGTTTCAGAGATGAACGAATTTGATGTTTCTCTCCCCGGCACTGGACCTTGGACGAAAGTAGTGTAACGAGCCTAAATAGGAGAACTGTATGGCAAATCGTGATAAGTTGCGCCAGCTTACTGTTGGCGCGAAGAAGAACTTCCGAAAGGAAATTGTGAAGTATGATGGTGAAGACTTTGAGCTTCGCCAGCCGTCTGTCGCTGATCGTGACGAACTGATGGAGCAGTGTCAAGGCGAAGACGGTAAGCTACGAATGACTGAGTTCATTACTTGGACTTTGATTAACAACTGCTATGTCCCCGGAACCGATGAGCGTGTGTTTGGCAAGGGTGACTATGAAGCCCTGAAGTCACAGCCCACTGGTGGATTTGTGGATGAACTCGGTAACGCTGCTGTTCGTGTGATGAATGTTCAGGAGGAGGAAGTAAAAAACTCCGAAGACGGCTAAATCGCAACAGACGGAAGTTCGTTTTAGCCGAGAGACTTGGAAAATTCGTCTACGAAATTGACGAAATGCCTCTGGATGAACACGATCAATGGATGATCCTGTTTGATGAGGAGATAAAAGAGAAGAAGAAACAACAGCGCAAGAATAAATCAAAGCGTAAATAAGCCGAGAGGGCGGTGGGGGCAACCTTCACCGCCTTTCTTTTAAGAAACAAGGGGTTTCTATGAGCGGACTGAATCTGGGTACATTAAGGGCTTCAATCGAGATTCAAACTCGAAGCATTAAGCAAGCCTCACAAATCATGGAAACCCTTTCGAGGGATGTTCGGCAGCTATCCAGTACGGTGGATAGAGCCACAAAGGCTATCGGTCAATCAAACCAGAGAGCCGCACAAAGCTACCAACAGACTGCCCAAGCCTCCCGTCAGGCAGGCCAACAGCAACAGACTTCCGCAGAAAGAACCGCACAAGCCCAAGCCAGACTGGATGCTGTTATTAGCAGGAACAGGCAACAGTATCAGAGTTTGTCTGCTGCTGTCCAACGGGCTTCTATGTCGAACAAGGAGAAGCAACAGTCTGTTGTAACACTTGGTTCGGCTTATGCGCGACTGGAGGACAGGCTTCAGAGGTTCGGCGCGAGAAGTGAAGAGGGGATTCGCGCTCAAACCCGGTTCAGGGAAACAATGGCTAGGACGCGACAGGGTGTTGCTAAAGCCAACTCAGAGATGCGGAAGAAAAATGTTGACCAGTTCAACAACCGCATGTTTGAACTTACCAAATCCGTACAGTTGGCTATGGGTCCATTGTCTGGCGTGGCTGCTCGTTTAACAGCCTTCGCCGCTCTTGTCAACCGTAATACATTCCTCCTTGCAGGTTTCCTTGGCACGTTGACTGCTTTCTTCGTGGCCGCTAAGAGGGCTGCTGAGGCGGGTCAAGAATTGGAACGACAGATGTTGGCCCTTGAGGCTGTATTTGAAGTGGCGGAAGACCGTATTACCATGACCACGGAGAGTGCCAATGAGTTGGCGCGTACTCTTGGTCGTGATCTTCTGACTTCTGCGGGACAGGCCAGACAGGCAATCACACAGCTTGCCACATTTAACAACATTGCCGAGGAATCGTTTGAAGACGTAATTACGGCAGCGCAGGGTCTTTCT